ATGATATAGTATTCACGGAGCAAGATTCTATCTTCGCGCAGGACATATCGAACGGCATGGCGATGATTACTATAACCGAAGGGGAAGGGCATGTGATTACAGACCTAGGGATAATACCATCTACAGATATCCGGTTGAATTGCTTTTACGATGCGCTAAGAGAATACAAGTATGACATACCCCAACTATAAGTCGATATCCCGGTTTCTAAAAGTGTCCTATGGGAGACGCGCCGATTTGTTGGCTCAAATAGTCAGATGGTGTATATGGCGGAAGCTCGTCTGATATAGAATGTATTTCCTTATTTTAACCTGAGTTTATACGGCCCTGGCGCCACTACACTCATAGAGGCTATTGATCCGGCAGCATAAAAAGACAAATCGGTAATGCTTATGCAAGCGGAATTACATTATGTCTATTAGCCAAAGACGCTCTACGGCGAGCATCCACAAATCGCTTTGCCCTCGCAGGAACCGAAGCAGTGTGTTAAAACTGAGACCGTAACTTAGGATACAACAGGTCGAGTTGTTATGTCCCAGGATCACCCAGATTAGGCGTAAGCACTCACCACCTACATGGGTCCATATACAACAGGTTGGCCTGTGAAGTAATTGAATTGTAATCATAAGCTTGGATAGTATTTTTACACGTCAATACTGCCATAGCTTCTCACGCATTAGCGACTACCCACCGCATGGGCATTAGCTTTATAAGCTGCGCATGGCTCCGCAGAGCGTATAGCCTATCCGCATCCGAATCTGAGATGTCTGGCTAATTATTAGATAGCAACTATATTGAATGTTATATCACGTACTAAGTATACACATATTATCGATATAGGGTCTAAGTTAGATCAGTTAACGGATTACTTATAAATGATGGGTATACGTGTGCCGTTTATTACGGTTTATCGGCCCGTTGCTGTTGACTACGACATTGCTTATGTATAAAAGTTATTAGTTGGTGAACTGGAACAATATAGGGATATAGTACTAGCCGGCTAGCCGGTTCGATTTAAGTATCGCGGGTTTAATGTCGCCTACAATCCAATTGCTGTTGATTCTACAACGCCGGTTTAGGATGGCGTGGTAGTAGCATTTGATGCGTATTATTACCCCGGGGTTTTGGATTATTTGCGTATGTGTGCCTGCGTGAATCGCGTATTTATATCCGGTAACTCTTATGCCAAAGGTGACTATACGTGTTACTATCCCGATGGAGAAGGGCATTGCGTTGTCACAAGTGATCCATCTACTGTGGTTAATAGTGTGACAGACAACCTGCACGGCGCATACACACATCCCAATTTTGATTTGGGAGGCACGATTGTAACATAACGGTACATATCAGGAGATTTGCTTGTCCGTCCATTGCTTTCGATAACTAATTCGACGCACACTGCAAGTTTCTCAGCAGAATTGGTTATTTCAGCACAAAAAACGTCGGTACTGCCTATTACGGTTGACGCGAAGATTCAGTCGGCTATTAATGCCATACTGTATGATAACGCGTCGTCCTTCACAAAAGCGTCAAATTTAGATGTGTACAAGCCGTATGTGGTATAGTCTGTTGTTAAAGCACTCAAGTTAGATTCCACGGATGCGTAAATATAGGGTTTGGATAGGTTAGTGTAATGTTAGTTTAGTAAGCACCAACAGATTCAGGCCTCCAATGGCATACGCGACTTGCTTGGTGGCCTATTACGGATGAACGGTTTGTAACCGAAGCATACCGTGGAACAAAATATGCGGTTATTGGTCCCTGCGGATATATTGTATATGAAATAAAATCCCGTAAAATGCGCAGTTATGTGGATTATCCCTGATATTGTTTCAGTACTTTGGGCGTTGCGCATAATTAGGCAACGGCTAGGTTTATGGCGTACTATAAAGCAACTCTGTTTGAGTACGGCTGTCTGTGTCGCGGTGCCACTTGTAATATTATTTAGGTACAATTGGTGGCATATACAACACACGCGTTAAATGGACCTGTTGAAAGCTTCACACAGTCCGCAGGTACATGCGTCGTTTGGTGGGTTGTTAACAGGAGTTATACCATACTCGTATTACGATAAGCCCGTATAAGTAGGGGGTAGGCGCAGTGGTAAACGCCATTCGACAGTTGGGGATTGGGTATTGCAAGGTATATTCTTGTGGATATGTCTGGGATTGCCCTTTCCGTATATAACCGGATGTAAGCCATCCGTTGCTGGGGACTGTGAGTTAAGACCCACTACTTGGGCCGGGTATAGACCGATTATCGCGAAGATACAAGAATTGTTAGGTATTTAACGGTTGCGAACGGCAGAAGTACCTTCGGCGGCGTAACGGCAATTTTCCATATGGCGTGTAAATGGGGCTTTTCCCAGGCAACGTACTCATACGAGTATATTAGGTATACTCTAGGATTTGAAATTGGCGGGTGAGGTCTAAGTAGGAGGAAAGCACAAATCTTTCCCGAAAGCCGGGGGTGTTATAGGCGCAGAGGCCTTGGATTATGCCGACCTATAGGTCCCTTATGGTAATAATCGGTTAAATCCCATACTGAATACTAGTTTTACGAAAATGCAATACTTCGGGAGAGATGGGCAACGTATACACGTTCTAGATTTTGTTCGGTAATTGGCCATACCTCAATATTAGTAAGAGCCATAGATTATCTATAATCCGGGCGTGAAGACGTGTAAGAAGGGCTAGCCAAAGTATGTAGACTAGGGTAAGCTAATCGATTAGTCTACAGCTTAGGCTATACTCTCACGGCACGGAGGCACACATGTGACCCATAATGATGACACGTGGGACCGGCTTACGAGAGAGAGAGAAGCTGCGCTAGATTGGATCATATCGGAAATACGTCCTTTGGAAGCCAAGTTCATTACGACGGAAGAGTATTGTAACAGGTTCCAAGGAGCTAAACGTGCGCGATATGTACGTATTTATCAAGAAGCGATCGCGCACGAAAGGCATTGGAAAACCCGGTTTGACTTCGTCGTTAAGAGGCATGAGGAGTAGTATTGCCCGTCTGTGGATGATGTGAAGTCGAGAAATATCGCTAATCCGGATGACTGTACAAAGGTATTTACTGGATCCTACGCATATAATATGTTACAACTATTGAAAACGAATAAATCCGTAGCATCTGGACTTACCAATAGCAAGCTCCAACGGCGCATACATAAGGCTTATAGGAGCGTATGTGATGCCGTGATCGTTGATGGGGACGGATGGTAACATGACTCGGCGATGCGCAGGTTATGGTTTCAATGTATTGACTTTATCTTCTTAAAGTTATTCCATTCGACCGTATTCTCAAAGCTAGGGTTAGATTATTGGCTTTCTGATGCTATTTGGAAGAGTGCCACCACCCTAGATTTAGACTTTACAATCAAGTACCACGGGACCCGTATACCAATGATGAAGGGCAAGCTTGAAGCGACCGTAAAAAGCGGCCATCCGTTGCATACCACATTCGGAAATGGGCTTAGGGTCCTGTGAATGCTACATTTTATTCGCATAGTAGCAGGTATAAAGCCAGCGAATTTCCGACCTTTTGTCGCCGGCGACGACTTCTTGATTATAATGCAAGCAGCGGATATACCGAAATTCAAATAGGCTATGCATAATCTAGTAAGATCGGCCGATAATCCCATACCCTTCGGGATTGGTTACACGGTGAAGCAACTTAATATTAGTAAGCATATTATTAGCTTCTTGTCAAAGACGGGCTATGTCACCCTAATGCATATATTCATCGTGAGATAAATAAGCAGGGTACTCATCGGTGGGAATTGGACCGTGGCCTTGACCCGCAAATTTGTAGCAGCTATGTTCAATTACGGGATTACTTGTTAGTTGAAGTAAGCTGTATAAGCGCATCCTTACCTACTGGAATATATAAGATATAGGGAACAGAATTTACCACACATAAAGAATGACTTGTGGTTAGAATTTACCAACCCTTACGCCTTAGCATCCCATTTAAATGAAGATGTATTAGACTATACGTATTACGATATATATAGGAGTTTTGCTAACACGCATATGACGGAATATGCTAACATCGATGAGTAATATAGTGATTTTACTAAGATCGATGTATAGCCGGGAGCCGACATATAAGTAGGCTCGAGAAAGG